CTGCTCGATTCGTCGGATCAAGACTGCGAGCACAGCCTGCTGCATATATTGCATGCAGGTTGGCTCGATAGCGATGATCCTCGGCGTTTTCAGCGTTTTAGGTACGGGAACAACCCTTACAGGTCGTTCTCTACCGGGTTCACGGAAGTCCACACGGTCCTGAAGGTACATGTACCTCCAGTTAGGTATAGCGTATTCCGAAAATGGGAATACGCTCTCCAACCGGTCGGTCCACTCTCGCTGTTCGAACTTCCTGTTACCAAGAAGCCGCTCAGCAGTGGACCCCGGACCGTGTTTCGGAAGTACCTTGCCAGCGAAAACCCAGTGGTCTTCGTCGACAAGGTTGACCTCTCGATCGTAGATAATCTTATCTACATCCGAAAGGCACTGTCCGAATACGAGCGTTGACAGTCTTCGGAAGGCACTCACGTCTTCCTCAGACATATTCTTGTCAGCGCTACGGACTTCCAATTCACATTGGATGAACTTCCGCATAGCCTCCTCGCGACGTGCATCGCTGCACGGAACGAGGATCTTTGCAAACACCATCGAAAGTTGGCGTATTGCAAAGATGGAATCTATGCATGGTTCATCCAACAACCGACCAGAACCGGGGTCAAACACGCGTTCCAGGAAACCCCTTAGAAACAAGGGGAGACCAGACCTCCAGGCAAAGCCTGGAGTGTCCTGTGGAACCATCTTACCTCGCTCCAGGGCTCTCTCGAGTCCTTTTGCAAAGGTAGGAAGGGTAATGGTTAAGAACTCCATTCCCTCGTGTTCGACCCGACTCTCGAGCTTATTATAGTCGAGAGCGGTGCTAGTGCTACACCAGCCAGCCAATTCATTGGCTAGCTCCTTCCAGAACAGCGTAAGGCTTTTCATCGACCCTCCTAATGGGGGTAATCGAATCCATAGCCTCACGCATTTTCCTCCCCGCCCACTAGAGGGTGTTCAATTCTCTAGCGGCTGCGTGCCTCCGTCAGGAGGCTCGTAGTTGGGGACCCCGTGAAAGGGGCCGTCCTTTCCTAGCTCTCACCACCAAGAAGCTTGGTGATCATAGCACCGGAACTGGCCGTCAGATAGGCAAGAAACCCATCGACGATCAGCTTCAGCTCCGCGTTGGTATAACCAACGGGGGGCTCCGTAACAACCAGGTGAACTGCTGCCTGGTACGGGGTGTTCTGGGCTGGGAAAAGCG